GCACCTGCTTTTAAAAGCTCATCAAAGTTCAACGGGCGAAAGTCAGCATTCAACTTCTTGTTGTCAGAAGTTAAATTCTTGTACTTGTCAAAATCTGTGATCTTGCTGAGATATTCCATCAGACCCCCGCAACCCTCCAGATTCCAGTTATCCACAGGCCAGTTGTTCCACTTGTCCACATTTAGTTGTGCATAAGTGAAAGGTTTGCTATAAAGTACACACAAATCTGTGGATAACTACGTCCATACTTAACATAATGATCGTTGTATGTAGTAGCATCCGCAAAAGTGTCAGATTTGGTGGGATTTCTCAGGGTTTGCATGGGGGGGTGTCCCGAGTTACTGTCAGCCAAATTGATGGTGCTTAACCCCCTCTGAAAAAGCTAAAACGTCATTAGGAGCAAATGTGCAATCTGTGGTGAAAAAAGCAGGTAGACCAGCGGGTTCATTTAAGATGACCATGGAACGCTTTGCAAAGAATCCACCTGCCAAGCTACCGATGACCGAAGGTCAGCGCATCAAAGAACTGCGTGACATTATGATCCGAGGCGGTGGCAAGCACGTTGCTGAGAAGGTCATTGAGATCGCACTCAACGATGATCACCCTAGCCAAATGGTTGCTCTGAAGATGTGCCTAGATCGCACCTTGCCTGTCAGTATGTTTGAGAAAGACAAGAGCCAGCGCAGTGCAGTGACGATCAACATCACTGGCATTGGTGAGCCAACAATCCTAGAAGCTGAAACCTCTGAGGCCACTGATGTCTGATCTGAACTTCAGTTTGCTTCCTTGGCAGCAAGAGGTCTATGCTGACAAGACAAGATTTAAAGTAGTGGCGGCTGGGCGTAGGTGCGGTAAGTCTCGCATGGCTGCCATCAGCTTGCTCATTGAGGGCCTGAAGTGTCCACCTGGCTCTGCTGTGCTGTATGTGAGTCCGACAATGGGACAGAGCCGCCAGATCATTTGGGACTTACTGCTAGACCTTGGGCGTGAGGTCATACAGAGCAGTCATGTGAATAACTTGGACATCACCCTGATCAACGGGGCAAGAATCTATGTGCGTGGTGCTGACAGGCCAGATACCTTGCGTGGTGTGTCGCTGACCTATGCAGTACTTGACGAGGTTGCTGACATCAAGCCCGAGGCTTGGGAACAGGTCATTCGAGCAAGTTTGAGCGATAAAAAAGGGAGAGCACTCTTCATTGGGACTCCTAAAGGGCGCAACTGGTTCTATGACACTTGGGTGCTAGGCGATGAGGGTGCAGATGAGGATTGGAAGTCTTGGCACTTCACCACTGCTGACAACCCTCTGATTGACCCTAAAGAAATTGAATCTGCCAAGAAGACGCTATCAAGCTTTGCTTTCAAGCAAGAGTACATGGCAAGCTTCTCCAATGCGGGTAGCAACCTGTTCAAAGAAGAGTGGATCAAGTACGGCACTGAGCCTACGCATGGCAGCTACTTCATATCAGTGGACTTGGCAGGGTTTGAGGACGTTGCCAAACAAGCAGCCAATGCCAAGAAGCGGCTCGATGAGTCAGCCATTTGCATTGTCAAAGTCACAGACGATGGCAAGTGGTTTGTCAAAGAGATCAAGCATGGCAGATGGGATATCAGAACCACTGCGGTGAACATCTTGATGGCAATCAGAGAATACAAGCCTCTGAGCATTGGCATAGAGAAGGGTTCGCTCAAGAATGCTGTTCTGCCCTATCTGTCTGACCTGATGCGAAAGTCAAACATTCACGCTCATGTGTCTGATCTGACGCATGGCAACCGCAAGAAGACTGATCGAATCATCTGGGCCTTGCAAGGCAGGTTTGAGCATGGCAGGGTTATCTTGAATTCTGATGAGAACTGGGATGACTTCATTGACCAGCTTCTCATGTTTCCCGCACTAGGAGTTCACGATGACCTCCCTGATGCGCTTTCTTATATAGATCAGTTGGCTGTGACTTCTTACTTCCAAGATGAAGATGAGGAAGAGTGGCAGCCTGTTGATGTGATTGCGGGGGTCTGATGGAATATCTCAGCAAGATCACAGATTTTGACAAGTACAAGAATTTAACTTCTGACAACAAGAAGTTGAATGCTGACTTTCGCCCGTTGAACTTTGATGCGCTTTTAAAAGCAGGTGCGGTGCGGGTGACCAATCGTGGCTTAGATGATGGCAAGTTTGATCCAAGCCCTAAGTCTGGTTTCTCATTGGTATCTGCTTATAACGATGCGGTTGGCGAAGGAACTCGGGAGTGGCCCGCAAACCCACAAGCTTATGGCGTGGTTCGGGATATGTTTGCGACTCGCCCAGAGGACATTCAGGCTCATAAATACTTGCAGATTTTGCAGTCTGCCCGTGATCTTGGTCTAAAAGATTCCGACATTTATGCGCCTCCTGTAGAAACTACTTCATCAAGTCTTGAGTATGCAGACCCATTTATGGATACAACAAGGTAATGCAATGGACGAACTAGACAACGAAAACGGCTTTCAAGAGCCTACCCAGCAAGATGATGACTTGACTGCCTTTGTGGTGGATCACTGTGATCGCTGGAGGGACTACCGAAACACCAACTTCTTGGAAGCTTGGCTTGAGTACGAGCGCATTTTCCGAGGCGAGTGGTCTGCAGAAGATAAAACCCGTGAGTCTGAGCGCAGCCGCATTGTCACTCCTGCCACACAACAAGCAGTTGAGACCCGCCATGCCGAAATCATGGAAGCAATCTTTGGTCAAGGCGAGTTCTTTGACATTCAAGACGATGTGCGGGATGTGAATAACAATCCTCTGGACGTTGCGGCTATCAAAGCGCAGCTCATGGAAGATTTCAAGGTAGATAAGATCAGAAAATCCATTGACCAGATCGAGTTAATGGCAGAAATCTATGGAACTGGCATTGGCGAGATCGTTGTCAAAGACGAGAAGATATTTGTGCCAAGCACTCAGCCGATTCCTGGTCAAATTGGGCAAGCAGCCATTGGCGTGGTTGAGCAGAATCGGGTTGCGGTCAAGATTGTTCCTGTAAACCCCAAGAACTTCTTGTTTGACCCCAACGGCACAAGCATTGATGACTGTATGGGCGTGGCAATTGAGAAATATGTCTCAATTCACAAGGTCGTGCAAGGTCAAGAGGCTGGTATTTACCGCAAAGTAAAGCTTGGTCTGGACGCTGACGACACCGATCTTGAGCCAACTCAAGAGATCAGCCAATATCAGGACGATAAGGTCAAGCTTTTGACCTATTACGGCCTTGTACCCAAAGAGTATTTCGAGGAAATGGACTCTGAAGTGGTTGATCTCTTCCCCGAAGAGTCTGTTCAGGACGAGTATTCCAACATGGTTGAGGCCATTGTGGTCATTGCCAATGATGGTGTGCTTCTCAAGGCTGAACTGAACCCCTACATGATGAAAGATCGCCCTGTTCTAGCGTATCAGGACGATACAGTGCCAAACCGCTTGCTAGGCCGAGGCACAGTTGAGAAGGCTTACAACTCACAGAAGGCCATTGACGCTCAAGTGAGATCGCATTTGGACAGTTTGGCACTGACAACCTCGCCCATGATCGCAATGGATGCGACACGTCTGCCCCGTGGTGCGAAGTTTGAAGTTAAGCCAGGCAAGGCAATCCTGACAAACGGCAATCCGAATGAGATTCTTTATCCATTCAAGTTTGGCAATACTGACGGGTCAAACCTGACCACTGCAAAAGAGTTTGAACGTATGCTTTTGCAAGCAACTGGCACTCTTGACTCTCAGGGAATGGTGTCTGCCGTTGCCAGAGATGCTGGCGGTATGTCAATGGCGGTGGCCTCCATCATTAAGAAGTACAAGCGCACTTTGGTGAACTTCCAAGAAGATTTCATGATCCCGTTCATCACCAAAGCCACTTATCGCTATATGCAGTTTGACCCTGAACGCTATCCAGTTGTGGATTTGAAGTTCATTCCGACTGCTGCGCTTGGCATCATTGCCAGAGAGCATGAGCAACAACAGTTCATTGCCCTCCTCCAGACGCTTGGCCCAAACACCCCTGTTCTGCCTGTGATTCTGAAGGGCATCATGTCGAATTCATCTCTGACAAACAGGTATGAGTTGATCCAGATGCTAGACCAGATGGCAACCCCTAACCCACAAGCCCAACAAGCGGCTCAGATGCAGCAACAAATGGCAATGCAACTGGCACAGGCTCAGATTGCTGTCCAAACTACTCAGGCCGAGCAGAACAAGGCTGAAGCGCAGAAAACAATGATCGAAGCACAGCTCTTGCCTCAGAAAACTCAGGCTGAGATGACCTCTGCTCTCACAAAGAATTTGCCAACTGAGCCAGATGCCAATCAGATTGAGTTTGACAAGCGGGTCAAGGTTGCTGAATTGATGCTCAAAGAGGCCGATATTAAGAATAAGGCCAAGATTGTTGAAACACAGATGATGCGGCAATGACACCAGAACTACAGAAATATTATGAGGAACGCTTCTCAACAATGGCGACTATTGGGTGGCGTGACCTGATGGAAGACGTTGAAAGAATGATTGAGCCTTTGAACAATATTTCAACGATTGCTGATGAGAAGTCTCTTCAGTACCGCAAGGGTGAATTGTCAATATTGACTTGGCTACAGAACTTGAAGCAAGTCAGTGAACGAGCCTACGAGGACTTAAATGAAAAGAATGTTTGATTTCGCCTGTGAAAACGGGCATAGAACTGAAAGACTTGTTCGTTATGAGCAAACAAGTCTGATGTGTGAGTGCGGTGCTACGGCATTGCGCACTTTGTCTGCGCCAGCTTTTCGACTCGAAGGGTGGTCTGGTTCTTTCCCATCAGCGCATGGGAAGTTCGAGAGAAACCATCTCCAACAGTTGGAATCTGAGCGCAAAACCAACTCATAAGCGTTTGTGCCGAGTTGAAATCCTATAACCGAAAGGCAGGAAAAAAATGTCACTGATTGATGAAGAGAAACAAGAAGCAAGTGAGATAGAAGCTGTTGAGCAGCAACAAGCCACTCCCAAACCAGAACTTCCCGAAAAGTATCGGGGTAAAAGTCTTGAGGAGGTTGCCAAGATGCACCAAGAGGTTGAAAAACGTCTAAGCATCCAAGGCCAAGAGATAGGCGAAGTTCGCAAATTAGCAGATGAACTCATCAGGCAGAACCTTGAATCTAAACAGCAATCGGCTAGGAAGATTGAGCCAGAGGTCGATTTTTTTGAAGACCCACAAGCTGCCATTCAAAAGGCAGTTGATAACCATCCAGATGTACAATCCTCAAAACTAGCGTTTGCTAATATGCAGAGAATGCAGATTAAGCAACAACTAGCCTCAACGCACCCTGATTTTGATGAAATCGTAAAAGATCAAAACTTTACAGATTGGGTCAAATCTAGTCCAGTGCGTATTAGGTTAATGGTTGCAGCAGATCAGGGTTATGACTTTGACTCAGCCAATGAGTTGTTGTCAACGTACAAGCAAATCAGAGGTGCTAGGGCAAAACAGGGCGAGGTTTTACAAGAAAACAATCGTCAGTTGAGTCTCAGGGCCGCTGGAGTTGATGCGGGTGGAAGTGGTGAATCGTCAAAGAAGACGTACCGAAGGATTGATCTACAAAACTTGTTAAACACAAATCCTGATCGATATACAGCCATGCAAGATGAAATCATGCGGGCCTATAGAGAAAAACGGGTGATCTGAAATTTAGGAGAATATTATGGGATTAGGAACAGATAACGTAACAGTAACCACAGCAGCTACGTTCATACCAGAAATTTGGTCTGACGAAACAGTTGCGGCTTACAAGAAAAACTTGGTTCTTGCGAACCTTGTTATGAAGATGAACTTCAAGGGCAAGAAAGGTGACGTAATTCACATTCCAGCCCCTACCCGTGGTTCAGCTTCAGCCAAGGCAGCTAGTACGCAAGTCACGCTGATTGCGGCAACTGAGTCCGAGGTGCAAGTTGCAATTGACAAGCACTTTGAGTATTCACGTTTGATCGAGGACATTGTTGAAGCACAGGCTTTGTCTAGCTTGCGTCAGTTCTACACTGCTGATGCGGGTTACGCCCTTGCCAAGCAAGTTGACACCAGCTTGATCCAATTGGGTCGTTCAACCAATGGTGGTGCGGGTACAAACGCATACGCTACTGGTGCGTTCATTGGTGGTGATGGAACAACTGCTTATGTTGCTGGTAGCAACAATGAGTCAGCTTTGACCGATGCTGCTATTCGTCGCACTATTCAGCGCATGGACGATACAGACACGCCTATGGATGGTCGCTTCTTCATCATCCCTCCCTCAAGCCGTAACACGCTGATGGGTCTGGCACGTTACACCGAGCAAGCTTTTGTGGGCGGTACTAATAACACCATCCGCACTGGTGAGATTGGTAACTTGTACGGCATTCCAGTGTTTGTCTCAAGCAATTGCGACACGGCATCTGGATCGGCTGGCGCACGAGTTTGCTTGATGGGCCACAAAGACTCTATGGTCTTGGTTGAGCAAGTTGGTATTCGCTCGCAAGTTCAGTACAAGCAAGAGTACCTTGCTACGCTGTACACATCTGACACGCTTTATGGTGTTCAGATTTTGCGAGCAGCAGCCAGCGCAGGTGCGGCTAAGTCTGCATCTATGTTCGCTCTCTTAGTTCCTGCTTAATAGCAGTTGCCATTACCCCCTGCCCTCGGGTGGGGGGATTTTTTAAATTAAGGAGAAAATTATGGCAGCAGCAACAGCAGTTGTTTCTCGCAGAGGCAATGATCAGTTTCGTGGTCTATTTACAGACACTTGGGACGTTTCATGCACTCTTGATAGCGCATCAGTAGCTACTACTGCAACCGCTACCGACACAGTGGCAGTTCCAGGCGTTGCTTTGGGCGACATGGTTATCGGTATGGCAATTGGCGTATCTGAGGCAGGTTTGGTTCGTAGAGCCTATGTTTCAGCCGCTAATACAGTGACTATCGTGACCTACAACCCAACAGCAGGTTCTGTGGACTTGGCTTCTACTACATTGCAACTCATTATTGGTCGCCCTGTAGTTTGATAAAAGGGGGCTAATAACCCCCTTTTTTAAGGAAATCTTATGGCTACATATCGTTGTCTTCAATCGGGTAATTTTGTAACTTTTACCTACCAGCATGACATTGAAAGCATGAAGGGTCACCAAGGCTATGTCCGCATTGATGAAGAAACCCCCAGTGAAGAGAGTGGCAAGCAAATCACGCTCTCCCCTGCTCTCCCGATCAAAAAAATTGGTCGTCCCAAAAAGGTTGCCGAAAATGGCTGAAATTGACCCAAGAGAGTTTGGCAAGTTAGAGGCTCAAGTTGCCTCCTTGCAATTGGAAGTCTCTGCAATGCGAGATGACATCAAACAACTGCTTGAGATGGCAAACAAGTCTAAGGGCGGTATGTTTGTCGGAATGGCTATCGCCTCTGTCGTAGGCGGCCTGATCTCATTCCTTGCTTCAAAGGTGCTGAAATGAGTTTACTCACTGGCGTTGTCTGCCCTATCGCAACCCAAGACATTTCGGTCAATCTGAAGAACCGAAACAATGCTTTTAAGAAGTTTGGATATGGCCCGCCCAATCCAGATGAACCAAACGAAGCGTTCTGGCTCAAAAAAGCCAAGATGTACAACGCTCCTACCGAAACAATCAAAGGGATGCTGTGCGGTAACTGTGCAGCATTCATACAAACACCCAAGATGATGGCTTGTATATCAAGCGGTCTTGAAAAGGGTGAAGAAGGACTGTCTTATGACGAAAATTTCATTAAAGCCGCTGATCTCGGCTATTGCGACTTATTTCAATTCACTTGTGCTGCGGCCCGTACTTGTGATGCGTGGAAAGCTGGCGGCCCTATTACCAAGGAAAAACCATGATGAACTCAAAGACCCCCTCAAAGACCCAAAAGTCTAAGAAAGCCCCTGCTGCAATGCCTCTGGCAATAATGATTGCAGTTGGAAAACCCAAGATGCGAGGTATGCCTGAACGTGGCGGTCGCACTGCTACCAACATGATGAAAAAATCTTCAAGGGGTAAATAATGGCTTTAACTGCTCCAATTACACTTTTGAATGCCGTTGGTGCTACTGGCGCATCAGCCGCAGTTCAAGCTGACCCTGGTCAACCTGCATTTCTTCAAGTCTCAGGCATTACAAGTGCGACTGTTGCTTTGCAAGGAAGTCTAGATGGAACAACCTATTCAACGATTGGTACAGCCTTAACTGGCGATGGCATTATTACTGTGGCAAATGCGCCTAAGTATCTAAGAGCCAATTGCACAGTTTATGTCACTGGAACAATCACAGCCAAGATTTTGTACTGATATGAAAACCAAAGCCCAAAAGAAGATCAGCAAAGTAATGACTGAGTTTGGCAAGGGAAAACTGCACTCTGGCTCAAAGAAAGGGCCAGAAGTGACTTCCCAAAAACAAGCCATTGCCATTGCTTTATCTGAGGCTGGGAAAGCTAAACCAAAGGGGAAGAAATGAAGCAAGGTTTGTATGCGAATATCGCAAAAAAGAGAGAGCGCATCGAGGCGGGTTCTAAAGAAAAGATGCGTAAGGTAGGTTCTAAAGGCGCACCTACTGCTGCCGACTTTAAGGCCGCTGCCAAGACTGCAAAGAAGCCTAAGAAATGAAGACTCCAACTTGGCAAACAAAAGCTGGACAAAACCCAAAAGGGGGGTTGAATGCCAAGGGAAGATCATCTTATAATAGTGAAACAGGCGGCAATTTAAAGCCGCCAGTGAAGTCAGGCGATAACCCTCGAAGGGCCTCCTTTCTCGCACGAATGGGCAATATGCCTGGGGCTGAGATGAAAGATGGAAAGCCGACAAGACTTCTACTTTCTCTTAATGCTTGGGGTGCATCGTCCAAGGAAGACGCAAAGGCGAAAGCCAAAGCTATCTCAAAGAGGAATAAGAAGTGAGACCTGTATCTGTCGGAATTAACCCAACAGCCGCAACGCTGACTACTGTTTACACAGTTCCTACGGGTTATTACGCCAAATTTACTGTTATGTATATCCACAATACTGGTGGATCGACTAAGCACATTACTGTCCAGTGGTATGACGCAAGTGCTGCCACAACACTAGATATTCTTACTTCTTACGACTTTACTTCAAAGCAATACCTTCAGTTTGATGGCAATGCTTATATCGTTTTAGAAGAAGGCGATAGAATTCAAGTTACTACTCAAAGTGCAAGTACATTCAGTTTTATTGCCACATTTGAAGTTTCAGGAGCGCAAAGAACATGACCTACTTAGAACTTGTTAACGATGTGCTAGTTCGCTTGCGTGAAAGCACAGTCTCTACTGTTAGTGAAACAGCCTATTCCGCTTTGATTGGCAAGTTTGTCAATGATGCCAAGCGTCAGATTGAAGATGCTTTCAATTGGAATGTTTTAAGCACAACAGTGACCATCACAACAACTGCTAACACTTATTCCTATTCAATGACGGGTGCTGGTCAGAAGTTCCAAGTCAATGATGCAATCAATACAACATCAGATGTGGGTCTGCAAAACATCTCTTTTGTGCGTATGAATCGGAATTTGAATTTTGCAACTCCTGCAACTGGTGTTCCCGCTGAATATGCGTTCAGTGGTGTGGATGGGTCTGGAGACACCAAAGTGGATTTGTATGCGATTCCTGATGGCGTTTACACAATCTTGTTTGATTTGGCAGTTCCACAAGCAGCTCTCTCAGCAGACGGAACATCTGTGAAAGTTTTAGATTATTTGGTTACTCAAAGTGCCTATGCAAGGGCTTTGATCGAGCGTGGCGAGGATGGCGGGACTGCCTCCTCTGAAGCCTATGCCCTCTTTCGTGGAATGCTATCAGACGCCATTGCACTTGAAAGCACTCGCTATGTCGAAAACAACTTTGTGCCTGTCTAATGTCTAAGCCTCTACAAAGTTACAGTCTCTCAGCACCAGGCTTCTACGGCCTAAACACTGAAGACTCGCCCCTTGATTTAGGAGCTGGCTTTGCTTTGGTTGCGACTAACTGCATCTTGGATCAGTATGGACGAATTGGTGCTAGAAAAGGTTGGTCAAGGGTTAACTCTTCTTCTGGCAACCTTGGTGCTAATGACGTTGGTGTCATCCATGAGTTAGTCCAGACTGATGGAACTTTGACAGTCCTATTCGCTGGCAACAACAAACTATTTAAACTTGGCACTTCTAATGCGGTGACTGAGTTGACCTATGGTGGGGGGGGGTCTGCTCCCACTATTACGGCAAGTAATTGGCAAACTGCATCTTTGAATGGCATTGCATACTTTTTCCAAACAGGCCATGACCCACTGATCTATGACCCAGCGGTAAGCACTACCACTTATCGCAGAGTCTCTGAGAAGTCTGGTTATGTTGCAACTGTTCCTCAGGCCAATATTGCCATTTCAGCATTTGGTCGCTTGTGGGTAGCTAATACCTCAACTGACAAAGTAACAGTTACCTTTTCTGATTTGATTGCAGGTCATGTATGGGGTGGCGGCACTTCTGGCTCACTTGATGTTTCTAGGGTCTGGCCTAATGGTGCTGATGAAGTCATGGGGTTGGCAGCTCACAATGATTTCTTATTTATCTTTGGCAAGCGTCAGATTCTTGTTTACTCTGGTGCTTCAACACCCGCAAGCATTGTTCTGAGCGACACAATTGGCTCTATTGGTTGCATTGCTAGAGATACCATTCAAAGCGTTGGCTCTGATGTGATTTTCTTGTCAGACTCAGGTGTTCGTTCATTGATGAGGACTATCCAAGAGAAGTCTGCACCTCTTAGAGACTTGTCTAAGAATGTTCGTTTTGACCTAAATTCATCATTGGCAAGCGAGACACTGGCTAATCTGAAGTCTGTTTACTCAGAAAAAGAAGCCTTTTATCTGCTTGTTCTACCCGCTACTTTCCAAGTCTATTGCTTTGATACCAAGCAGTCTTTGCAAGATGGTGCATCAAGGGTTACTAAGTGGGACTCAATTGCCCCAACTGCTTTACGCTCATTACGCAATGGCGACTTATATATTGGCAAGAATGGTTACATCGGTAAGTATGGAACTTATCTTGATGACACCAATACTTATCGCTTTGCCTACTACACAAACAATGCCGACTTGGGAAACCCTAATCAGATTTCTATTTTGAAGTCTGTTACTGCCATTGTGATTGGTGGATCAAACCAGTTCTTGTCGATCAATTGGGGATTTGACTATTCGGGTTCTTATCGTGCTGAGAACGTCTATATCCCATCACAGACCAGCTACGAATATGGCACTGCTGAATACAACATTGCTGAATATACAAGCGGTGTGCCAATTAAGACGCTATCAGCAAATGCTTCTGGTGCGGGAAAGATTGTTCAAACAGGGTATGAGACAACGATAAATGGAACATCGTTCTCTCTTCAAAAAATTGAAATTCAAGCCAAAGATGGCAAAACTGGCTAAGAGGTAAACCATGTCAAATTACACCAAGACCACAAACTTTGCATCAAAAGACAATCTGTCGCCTGGCAATCCCTTAAAGATTGTTAAGGGTACTGAAATTGATACAGAGTTTAATAATATTCAAACTGCTGTTGCAACAAAGACAGATAACTCTGCTGCGGCAATCACTGGCGGTACGATTACTGGTATTACAGACTTAGCGGTTGCTGATGGCGGTACAGGAGCATCTACTGCGGCTGGTGGTCTAAACAACCTCTTGCCTACCCAAACAGGTAACGCTAACAAGTATCTCCAAACTGATGGCACTAATGCTACTTGGGATGCGGTCACTCTCTCTACTGCTGACATTACAGGCACTCTAGCAGTGGCAAATGGTGGTACTGGTGTAACTTCATCTACTGGTACAGGCTCTGTTGTTTTGTCAAACAGTCCTACTTTGGTGACTCCCGCATTGGGAACTCCCGCTTCTGGTACGGCAACTAACCTAACTGGTCTGCCGATCTCAACTGGCGTAAGTGGTTTGGGTACTGGTGTAGCTACTTTCTTGGGTACTCCATCATCTGCTAACTTGGCCTCTGCCGTAACAGACGAAACAGGTTCTGGTGCTTTAGTGTTTGCCACTAGCCCTACTCTAGTTACTCCCGCTTTAGGCACTCCATCAGCCTTAGTTGGTACAAACATCACAGGCACTGCTTCTGGTTTGACTGCGGGTAATGTAACGACTAACGCTAACTTAACAGGTGCAGTCACTTCTGTTGGCAATGCAACGTCTTTGGGTTCATTCACTTCATCTCAATTAGCAGGTGCTTTGACAGATGAAACTGGTAGTGGTTCAGCAGTATTTGCTACCTCTCCTACCCTAGTTACACCTATTCTTGGCACACCTACTAGCGCAACCTTAACAAACGCTACAGGTCTTCCTATCTCTACAGGTGTATCAGGTCTAGGAACTGGTGTAGCAACCTTTTTAGCGACACCATCAAGTGCAAACTTAGCGGCTGCTTTAACAGATGAAACTGGTAGTGGTGCTAATGTTTTTGCGACTAGCCCAACACTTGTTACTCCTATTCTTGGCACTCCAACAAGTGCAACACTGACTAATGCAACAGGACTCCCCTTAACAACTGGAGTGACAGGAACACTACCTACTGCCAATGGTGGTACAAACCTAACATCATTCACATCAGGCGGTGTGGTTTACGCATCTAGTACAAGTGCATTGGCTACTGGTTCTGCGCTTGCTTTTGATGGAACTAAATTTAGTGTTAATGGTGGAATTGTTGCAGATGCAAATTTGATAGTTCAAATAAACTCCGCAACTTCAGCGGGAAAATATTTCGCATCAAATAACAATGGTGATTATGGTTTGATGATGGGTTATGACAACACCACATCAACTGCCAGAATCCGAGTTATTCCTAATACGCCTTTACAGTTTGATGTAAACAATACAGAACGTATGCGCCTAAACTCAACAGGGTTGGGTATTGGTACAAGTAGCCCAGCGGCTAAGTTGGATGTTGTTGGTCGAGTGCTTTTAAAATCAACAACTGACCAATTTGGTTTAGGTCTTGGTTACAGTTCTTCAGCATCTGCTTTTTACTATATTGGTGCAAGTGCAAACACAACTCCAGACCTTGTGTTTACCAATGGCGGTGTTTCTGAGAAAATGAGGCTTACAGATTCAGGCAATCTAGGCTTGGGAGTTACTCCAAATGCTTCGACATTAGGAACAATACAAAGCGCATGGGGTGTTTTTACTGGAAATTTCCAAATCAACATTGCTCAAAATGCCTATTACGACAGTGTTTGGAAGTACACAACAACCGCTGCTGCATCGTTGTATTTTCAAGATGATGGCGCACATAACTGGAAAATAGCCGCATCAGGCACAGCAGGAAACGCTATCTCCTTTAGCCAAGCAATGACGCTAGATGCGTCTGGGAATTTGTTGGTTGGAAGAACCACTACTACCAGTGCCAATACTCGGGTCAACATTCAATACACTGGAACATCTGCATCAGGCTATACCTCCGCAACCAATGCGTCTCTTGCAATTGATTCTGGAACATCTACAAATACTGTTTTGAATTTTGTGGGTGGTGGTGATATGGGCATTTGGAGGTCTAATTCCAGTGCCGCTTATGATGTGGGCATTGGCTTTGGCGATAACTCAAACAGGCAACTTGTATTTACAACTGCAGGCACAGAACGAGCCAGAATTGACTCGTCAGGCAATTTGCTTGTAGGGACTACATCAACACCCACAACAGCCGCAAAGGTTATTGCAATGGGTAATGCTACTGCTCCAACAGCATCAATCACAGGTGGTGTTTTATATGTTGAAAGTGGTGCGTTGAAATTCAGAGGTTCATCAGGAACTGTTACAACTATTGCAGTAGCTTAAATTTTTAAAGGAAACATTATGACTACCACTTGGACAATCACAACCCTAGACAGAGAAGTCTCTAATGGCTTTGTTATTACTGCACATTGGACTGCTACGGCAGTTGATGGCGATTACACAGCCTCTATTTATTCAACTTGCTCATGGGCAGAAGGAACACCTACGATTCCCTATGCAGACCTGACACAAGAAACTGTGCTTGGATGGGTGTGGGCTAATGGTGTTGATAAACAAGCTACAGAAGACGCTCTGGCGGCTAATATTGCTTTGCAGAAGAATCCTACGCAAGCGTCAGGCACACCTTGGGGTCAAGCATGAAATTAGAGTTAGACGCAAACGAAGTGCAATTTATCTTGAATGTGCTTGG